GATCTCATTTTGGATCTCCGTGAACGACTTCTGGATATTCTGGACAAAAGCCTTGGCATCCAGGACCTTCTTGAAGGCGTCCTCGGGAAGGATTTTCTTCAATGCTTCCTCCCAATTGCCTGCTTTGATTTCATTGATAACCTCTTCGGTGGACTGGCGGATCTGGATAAAGGACTCTTTCGCCTCTTCAACTTTCCGGTTAAACTCTTCAATCTGTTCAACCTTCTCTTTGATTTGCTGGTTAACTCTTGCAAATGTCGCTTCAATCTCTTGGACTGTTTTTAATAATTCATTCGGTACATTAATTGCGATTTGAATTTCCTGAGCCATGTTCCTCCCCCTTCCCCTGGCGGGCCAATTCATGCATCTCCAATATTTTTAACTTTTGAAAAATCGCGGGAGTGATATCCACCCCATAGATGGCGGCGATTTCAAAAATAGCCGGATAATCGAGCCCAACGAAGGAAAAAGCGTTGACCCGCCATTGCGTGTTGGCCAACAGCCAAATCCTCCAGACTGCCCGATTTTCCGGCATCAACTCGGGGCATTTGTCCTCACATAAAGAACAATCCTCATGTCTCGCGGTCTGTTCCCGGTATTTGCGGCAAGTTTCGCAATAATCCCGCCGGCCTTCGGCGAACCAGGTCCAGACCGCTAGGAGTTTTTTGCTTCCGATCCGCTCACGCTATAGGTTAACTGATAAGTTTTGGTCGCAAGCTCCAAACAGCTGGAGTAGGCGACATCGGCAAAATCAACTCCCTGGTAAACATGGTCCAGAATCCAATCCACCATATCGGTGTTGAGTTTAACCGTCAATTCATTCTCATGATAGGCCGGATCTAAACCCGCATTACGCAAGGCCTTCAGTTCGCTCCGGGTCATCGGCCTTGGATTGGGTAGTGTTATATTCATTTCAACAGCTCCTCATCTTTTTTAACCTGAATTGCGCAAGTAACTTTATATTGCTTGAATAAGGACTTGCCGAATTTATCGTCGGCCCGCCGCGTTGAAAACCCGATTCGGCAATTTTTCCACGCTTTTTCGGAAAAATTCAAATACACTTGCCGGATCGCAGTTTAATATGCTGCCTGGCTATTGATCAAGGTTGCCACCACTGCGGCATTTTGGACGTTATCGGCGTAATAGGCCCGGTACGGTAGATCGATCACAATCCCCTTCGAACCTTCAATACCCGGAGAATTCCGTTCGTACACGATCTCCGGCAGGAAGAACTCCAGGCTGTGTTGGCCGCTGGTCAGCTTCAGCAACAATGAGGATTCGGTCCCCTGGAGGGCTTTGTTCAGCAATGACTGGTCTTCGAAAAAGGCTTTGAGGTTTCCGGTGATCTTGATTAAACCCTCCGGAATGGCGCTGCGGAACCCATTGCCACCGATGGCGTAACCGTCGCCGGCCAGGCCGAACTCGATATTCAAGCCGGCATTGGTCACCGTGGCGATATTGGCGCCGCCTTCCTGAATGGAGGCCTGAAAGTTATTAAACCCGGCCAGAGTGATTCCGGTGGGTGTAGCGGCAAATGAAGCAGTTCCGGTGGTCTCCCGGGTCCCCATGATATCAATACTTGCGGTGAGTTCGGCGTCTCCGCCCAAATTGAGGGAAAACTTGTTGACCTTACAGCCGTTGAACAGTTCGTAAACCCCGACATCGCTAAATCCCTGTTCCAGGACGAGTGAAGGTTGGACATCAACCGGTTTAAAAACATGGGTATAAGGATTGGCGCTTCCGGTGGTTGACGGCGTTCCAAACATCGCTTTCAGCCAATAACCGATGGCCACCTCGTCGACCGGTACCACCACTGTTCCGGTTACATCAATATTCCCTTTCAGCGGAGCGGCCGGATCGCGGCGGCCGTTGATTACGGTGGAATCGATCAAATTCTGTTTCGATTTGATTTGCGCTGAATTGACCGGCATTTTAACCGCATTGACCGTGCCCGGGGTCTGCCCGAAAACCGATTCAAAATCCATTACGAACTGTGCTTTATACCCTTTTGCTTGTGCCATCTGTTTAGCCTCCTGATTATGATTGATTGGTTCTTTCCAAAATAAAGCGGCCACGCATTTCCACCCGCATCGCGATGAATCAATATGTCAAATCATTGCCCAATGCCGGGTAGAGTGAGATCTTGACTTCCATGGAACCGGTAAACTGGGGAAAGGTTTCTTCCTTTAATGTGCTGTATTTTAGATATGAAATAGGATGGGAAGGACTGGCCGCTTCAAGTTCCGCTAACACCAATTGTCCCAGTTCGTCACACTCATATAATCCGTCCAATTCGGTTACCTGGCCGGCCACTGTTTTAGTGGAATTGCTTACCGACCATTCGACTGGAACCGTATAACGGTACTCCTTGCGATGGAGCCCTTCCGTTTTCGATCCGGAATGAATGGTGATATAAGGGCAGTCACTTTCGGACGGCGGCGCGGCGGGGTCAAATCCGATAAATATTTTGGGGCTTTTTCCGTATTTGGTTTGGCAAAAACCAATAATCGCCTGGGAGTTGTCCAGCTGATCACGCCATTGGGTCAAAATATCATTGATCAATAAACTTGGAACCACAATATCACCTCTTCTTCAGATAAATATATATCGCCATTTGTCTTGAAATACCGCATCGGTCCCGGTAGATCTCCCCGGATGAAGAGCAGCCGCGAACCCGATGAATTATGTATAGCTTTCTACACTATCGATTTTACTCCGAAACCGCTCCGCCAAACTGCAAAGTTTTTGCAATCCGGCGATAAGTCGGTGATTCCGGCAGGCGCGGAACTAAATCCGGTACATGGCGCCGAATAATTAAATACCGCCGGAAGCCATTTGGGGATTGGGTGTCCAGTAGGGATTCAATATAATGTGCTTCAAAAAAGAATCCCGGTCAAAATCATTATGACCGGGAACTCTCCAAGACGCTTAAAAAATGGGCCAAAACTTCAAAATCATTGTTCACCTTCGCTACCCGTTTTACTTTTTTTCTAAATCAATATCGCATAATATAATTACAAGCTACATTCACAGGCCGAAATTCTGAATCTGTGTGTGTCGCTGTCCAAACCCTTGAAGCATCAAAATCGGTTGGTCTTAATTGAGTTCCACCGGTACTGCCCACCGTTGCCACGCTGCTACCGGCAAAAAAGGGACCACTTGGATTAGTTGTTGTTAATATCCCGATTGTGCCCAAACTACCTGTTATATTTCGGCCTGCGTCCGCTTGATAACTACCAACAACACGACCGCTTTCCGGGATGCCTCTCGCAAAGTTATCTCTGCGATCAGGTAGGGATATCTTTTTATGAGCAGCAAAATCGGAGGCGGCAGATATGCCTTTATCGCTTATCGCTCCGGCGGAATTATATAATTTTATCTGCGAGGATATGTTATCAATCGATCCCCATAATAGAGCAAATAAATTATATACATCAGCGTTTGCCCGTCCGGTTGCGTTTGAAGATTCATCACCAATAGTTTTACCGTCCACCCACAGATGACGAGGCGGGAGAGTTGAGCCATAATATTCTTTAACATGTCCGAGAGGATCAACCAGATCTGCTGAAGCCAATCCGAAATAAGCTTGACTTAAAGCACCCCTGATAACCCACCCATTGTCGTCTGCATTCCGCTGCTTCCACAGATCGTTTACCGTATCCGCCCAATTCAGAAATGGAAACGTAACGCTCGGTTCATTGGGGCCGAACGCCCATTGGAAAACACCATTAATCAAAGCGAGCGCATCCGCAGCAGTTGTAACCTTAGTCTGGAAAATCTCGATAGGATTCGCCATAAATTATCACCCTTTCTATTTATTCAACCCATGCCGGTTTTTCCGGCCAGACTCCGGCTTCCGGGGTCACCGTCAAAATCAAATCCCGGATTTGTTGCATATAAACAAGAGTCGCATTATAAATTTCCTCGTAGCTGTTGTTGTCAGTTGTGCCGCTTTTTGAGTCTCATACTGGCGTGCAACTGCGTCAGCCCCGGCCAAGAGTTCCCGTGCTTTCGGTATTACATAATCCCGCCGCCATTTATTGACGTTAAAAAAACATTCGCTACCCACATTTCGACGGGCGGAGAGGTACCCATTGATCCGGGTTGTTAAGCCGCTCTGTAAATCCGGCAATCTCGTAATAATTACCTTCGCTATCGATCAATCCGTAGCACACGTTAAAACCCCCTCACCGTTACCCGTTGTAGTATTCCGGAAATTAAGTTCCCGGAATCGTCTAGAATTTCAATATCAAACGAATCTCTGGTTATCATAGCCGGATCAATTCGGCAGGTTGCTTGTTTGCCAGTCGCATCAGTTGTAAAAGGAGTGATGCTTTTAGGCGCATCAAAAAACTTCCGGTGATAATAAATCCGGGTTTTTGCCGCGGGGATTAAAGTATTCTTGATCACGTCTTCCACGTCCGGTACGTCAACAATAACGTTTACTTTGCTAATAATTACATCAGTGACACCATCGACCGATATCGGGCTAAGTCGTGGCATAATCCGCCGCCCAAAAAATTGGCGGTCGGAGGAGTATGGTGTCCACTCACTCCAGCCGTCACCGTCTACCCGAGTGCGGTAATCGATCTCTATCCGGCTATTGGAGCTTGTGTTGAAGGTTATATTGATACCGAGTAATGTTTGGGTAGCGTACTTCGGATTCACCAGGGTGAAGCCTGTACTGTAAAACATATCAAAGATGTCTGAAAAATACTCAAAGTCATAAGCCGTCTCAATTGATTTTAGATGTATAACGCCCCACATATCCAAATAAAAACATCCTTCTTCGAGGATATTTGGACCAAGGTCGATCTCCGGGAAAACAAGCTGAGAATCTGATTGCAATTGTGGTCTTTCCTCAAACAAATCCGAGAAATACTCAAAATCTGTTAACTTGGCCACGCCCTGTATATGCCACCGTCCCCATATGTCAAGATACATGTTTTGGGGAGTACCGCTGCTTAAATCCAGATTTTGTCTATATATTACATTCGTGGGCTTCAGCCCGAATACCGTACAAATGGCTTTGGTGGCGTTGAACGATTTATTCCCTGATGTATCGATTGCCTTTATCCAAAACGTCAAAGTGCCTTCGCTAGGAGCAGGGAAAATATATTCTTCGCCCTCGAATTCCTTTATTAATGTGCTGTTGCTCCAATTCCAGCCCGTTCGGAGTTCGTATTTGGCTATATCCGGATCATTGCTTGGGGTCACCGTGGCTTTTAATTGCGAATCCGTTTGACGTACAACCAATTTCGGCACATCCTGCGGCGGGAGATTCTTCCCTGTGATCGTATATGGCGCCGATATAGTTCCGGCTGAAACGATAACGCCTTTAACCACTATAATTTTTATATAATAGGTTTCACTGACCATTACATTATCAATATATGAGTGCATTTCAATGGTTGAAACGTAATAATTCCAAGATACGCCGTCATCGGTGCTGTAATACACCCGGTATGAGTCCGCCGTTTTCCCGGCCGGACATTGCCAGGAACAGTTCAGCCGGGAGACCATGGTGCCATCTTTCTGCCGGAAAGTCTCCTCTTTAACCGTTAAACCGGTTACTTCAAAAATTGGCTCAAGATAGCTATAGTCAATATCCGGCACATCCTCGGCTTCGGTGTAGACCTCATCGATATATTCCAATCCGGCAAGCTGATATTTTACGTCCCCACTGCGCTTAATATCAATCAGCTTAAACGGCTTTGATACTTTGTGTAATTCCCCGAAATTCCAGAGGTCGCCGGGTGCCGGGATGGTTTCAAACGGCGTGGCTAAGGTTAATATAGTCCCGGTTTCATCCATCGACTGAATATTACGGTATACCATCGTGTCATCGTATAGCCGAATTAAGACTTGATAAGATTTCTCCGGGTCATAATACGGATGACCGTCTCCATCTGTCACGATTGATTTATCCAGAGTAATCGTGTTTTCAGTCGCCGCGATAATTCTTCCACCCATCCCCCATGCCGGAACATCATGTTGGATCATAATCACTTGCCCCAAGCTACTGACAATTGCGTCAACATCAGCCTGCCAAGCGCCGGAGCAATTAAGATAGTTGTTTAATCTTAGCCGGTACTTCCCCTCCTTCCAGGCTTGTTCCTTGCTGGTACAGCCTTTTAAAGTAATCTGGGTCGGATTAACCAGCGCAGTAGCGTCGTCGATGCCGTCTGCCGGAACTAAAATGGGTGTGCGCTCGTAATTATTGTCCCGGTCAAAAAAGGTTACCTCAATCGCCGTTGCCCGGTCGGAGATGTCGACAAACTGCTCGCTAAAAGAATCCAGGACGATATTTGACATATTAAACACTTGCGCAGGGATAATATTGCCGTCCAAATCCTTCTGCGCCGGCTCATCGAAAATACAGCCATATTTGGTGCCTCTGGAGACGACTTTGCCCCGGCCCAACTCCTCAACCTCCGCCAAAGCCTCCTTTAATTTTCGGATAGTATCAAAAACAATATTGACTTCGAGACTCCGCTCCTGGCAAAATTCAGCCCAGCGCTCAAATTCATGATAAAGCAACCGGGTTGCCGGCACACCTCTGACGACATACTCCCATTCTCCGGTGTTAATATTCTGGAGGTAATACACCCTGTGCAACATCCAATAAACGGCCCAGGCTGGATTGGTGGCGGGTTTTTGCTGATATTCCCCGTTAACCGGATTCCAAACCCACACATTGGACCGGGTTACATTAAAGGTTATCGCCGGAGAGCCATTTAACTGATCGGTCGCAAGCGCCTTAATTCCGAGCAATATTTTATTCGGGCGTGCAAAGTCGTCGGAGACAATCGCAGTTAAAGTCGTCCAATAAACTCTATAAAAATCATCGTCGTTCTGTTCCCGGACATAGGTTATGGTTGTAACTGTTGTCCCATCATACTCCGTCGTTGTTGTTATGCGTTTGATGCCCATAAAGGTACACTTGCATCTAACATTGTAAATGCCATTGGAGATGTTATTTAATCTGAACGTTCTCCAAAACGCCTGCGCGGTTTCGGCTTCGATTTCAAACTCGCGCCATGGAGTCCAGGTTGATTCTGTTTCAAGTTTGTACTCGATGAATATCCTCTCTATCATTGGGCGGTGATTGCCGTTTTTGCCGTTGTCTCTTAATCCGCCCGGCCAGTAAAAAACAACTTCCAAACCATCTCCCGCACTCACCAATGTGTCCGTGTACCATGATTTATCATTATCGAGTTGATACGACAAGCTTTTTTCGATTCTCGTATCGTTGAAATTGGGAATCACGCTCTGATTATTTAGTCCGGCGCGCTTGTAAACCTGGACATTCTTATAATTTTCAATTGGACTGCCATTGATTCTGATGTCCCAAATGCGGACACAATTCGCATCCTCGCCGTTCCCAATATAATCGCAGGGCCCCTCTCCGGCTTCGATGAGGATATTTAGATATTGCTGGCTGCCGGAATAATTGACATACGACGACACAACTTGTCCGGCCATTTTGATTGTGCCGAACAGGACGGGTACAGGTTGATTTTGGCCGGCCAAAGGCCGGACGCCATTCCATCCATAGGTTAACGATTCCTGTTCTTCAGGTTGCGGCGGAGGAAACAGATGATTGATTAATGCTCCTCCGGCCGCAACTGTGCCCATGTATGCGGCCCATCCCCAGAAATTCCACGTAGTCGAGACTGTTGTTGCTCCTAATGCTCCGGTGGCCGTACTTCCCCATACTCCAATATACGGAGCATATGCCATGAGTATAAAAGTAGCGATTGTGGCTAAAATATTTTTATTGTTATCGCCTCCACCACCGGCCACCATTGGCATCACCGCAATAAAATCGCCAGGCATGGGAAAAATAGTATGAAATTCTTCATGGCTCAACACTCTGGCGTTGTGGATGATCCCGACCTGGTTCTCAGGCAGCATTAAGGCGCCCCGGGTGTAATCAAAAACAGATTGCCCCGGTAGGTAAGCAATCTGTTTGAGTTCGCCTTCACATGGCTGAAATGGATTGTTAATTATCTTAAGGGTGATCATTAAACCACTCCATCTATAATTTGATACTATCGCCCGTTTCCAGTAAATATGGTCAATCGGTTCGATGCAAACAAACGAAAGACGCGATTATGTTGTTCTCTCCCTCCAATCCCCGCCACGACGTCCGCATTTGGATTCGTTACCCCATTTGCGACACCTCGCCCATGTTGTCTTTGCCAATCGCCACCCGCCCGCGTCACGCGGCTTATCAGTTTAATTTAAGTTCCGGAGCGAAATTTCGCTCCGGGACACTAAGAGAAAGGGATGGATGATTGCTAAGAAGAAGTATTATTCAACTTCATCGGAACGGCGCCGTCTATATTTCATAACTAATTTCAAAGGAAGCGCGTTTTCCCGCCGACCCCGTCCATCCGGTTGGGGAACCACCTTTTGACAATACAAACGATGTCCCAGCCGAAGTAATTGATGCGACGCTGTTATTTATCATAGCGCCATTATCGTAGGAATAGGCGAGAACCTCCCAGACCATATTCGTTAATGTTTTGGCAGTTACCGGAGCAGTCATTGAAAATGAAGTAGAATTGCTGGTACCATTGACTCCCTGATGAACAATCGCTATGCAATGATTGCCTTGAATTTTAAATCGATATACGGCGTTGGTCGGATTGGCGGAAAAACCGGCTTGAATACAGGTAAAATTAAACCAATCCGGGAACCCTCGAGGATTTTCGGTTTTCGAATAATAATTATCAGTTATTTCCACATCCGTCAACGAATAATCGGAACCCCCATTAATCGTATACGTCGTCAATCCAGTTTCGGAGGCATACGAAATTGCGGTCAGATAAAAATATTTGACCGTCGTCTGCGTTAGTTTAATCTTATCGCCCTTTTGATGGATGCCGGTCCAATCGCCGGGAGCCGTAAAGGCGGTTGATGAGGCATATGTCCAGGCTACACAAGGATCAATCCATCCATCTACGGTCGCTAAACCGTTATCCATCCATCCTTGTATACCTTGCGGATTGGCTGCTTTGGAGTAATAATTATTCGCCAACGCCGCATTGGCCATCACAAAATTCGGCCCCAGGTTAATGGTAAAAGTGGTATTCGGGGCTGAATAATTTATTCCGGTTAAATAAGCGTGTTTTACACAAGTGACCAGCGGATTGATGGTGGTATGATCCAGCATTAGGTTCGTGGCTGTAATTGAAACCCCGACATTAATTGCCGCCACCGTTGTCTGTTCCGAACCTGCCGATGAACTGACGGTGATTACATTCCCAATTTTAAATCCCGAAGTATCGTTCATATTTAACTCAATATTGGAACCGGAGATTGGAGCATTCGAATAAGCCTGTGATTGAGCGAACTTAATCTTATCGCCTTTTTGGTATTTACCCGTTTTATCTCCGAAGATGGTAAACGAGTTTGGGCCGGCATAAGTCCAGGTTTCATCGGCCTGAACCCATCCCGCATATAAATCGGCAAATCGCCCGTTTAGTTCGTCGCAACCTTGTTGCGGGCCTAAACTGGTTGTGAATTGATTCATAAAGAATCCCCCTTGTAAAGATGGTCATGTCTCGTTATTCATAAAATTAAAAAGGATAAGTCTAAAAACATAAATTAAATCAAGATCGGTATTGAGTTGTTGAAAATAACGCAATTTATGGTAATCAGTAAACTATTATTTGATATATCAAAATTTTATTTCACGCCTATTATCAAATACGAAGCGGTGCCACTCCAAGTACCGAAATATGACGAATATTTACATGTCACTTGCCTTGTTGAAGGATCAGCATAGCAACGCCAACTAACGGATTGATTATCTGCTTCACGTCCACTAAAAGTATTTGGTGTAACAATCCATTTGCATTGGCTGTGAGTAAATCCTCCATCCGGAAGCGGAATAATTTCACCATCACCTACAGACCCCATTTTAAATCCAAAATGGCTTGCAAAAGCCCCAGTTGTTATTGATGATGTATTCGAAGCATTGGCGGCATTGGTGGCATTCTTCACAGTTACCCCGTCGCTTTCGAAAATATTGGAAATCGTATGGCCATTAATCGTTGTTGAGACATTGGCCGCGTTTAAAATTGGAGCCCCCTGTCCCATCCCACTATGATCATGCCCTACCCCGGTTTCATTTGAGAAGGCCCCGTTTAATTTTGACTTTGCTTCGGCGGAAGTTTGGTTATTCCAGTCATCATATCTTGGCATTGTTAATACCTCCTTCGGTTGCGCTAATTAGTTCTTCTCACGTTTTATTTCACTCCAAATAATTAACATCGCTTTTGAAAATATTGGAAATAATATGGCCGTTAATCGTTGTTGAGACATTGGCCACGTTTAAAATTGGAGTCCCCTACCCCTCACTATGAATCATGCTCTACCCCGGTTTACTTGAGAAAACCCCGTTTAATTTCGACTGTGTTTCTACGACGGAAATTTGGCTATTCCAATCATCATATCTTGGCATACTAATTAATATCCCCTGATAGTTGCTCTGATTAACTTCCCAGCCATCAAATTACCATTGTCATCCAAAATCTCTATCTGAAATCCATTGATAGTGACGAAATCCGGGTTAATCCGCCAAATCGCCATTTTTCCGGAAGTATCCGAGACCCAGCAGGCGATGGATTTTGGTTTATCAAAAAAATTTCGAGCGAAAGCAATCCGGGCTACTCCGGTTGGGATATTAACATTTTCGATATACTCCTCCAAGTCCGGTACATCCACCTTAGTGAACGCAGCTGATATATCAACATTGGTATGATGGTTCAATGAAACCGGCAACAGGCGTGGTTTTACATACCTTCCAAAGAATTGATTGTTAATAATCGGTATCCAGTCCGACCAGTTCAGGTTATCGAAACTCGTAGCATATTCCACGTTAATATAATTATTTTCGTTTTGAAAATAGGTCACATTAACACCCAGAAAGGTTTCAACTTTATACTTAGGAGTTACCAAGACTACCGGATCGTCGAACATGTCAAAAAAGAAAGTATAGTCGTTAATTGTTTTCGTGGAAAAAAGCTGAATATTTCCCCAAGGATCAATATAATAATAACCTTCGGCAAAGACATTCGGCCCGGTATCTATCACCGGCAGTTCCAACTGGGCATCTTCGTATAAAGTCACTGTACACTCGAATATATCCGCAAAGTTAACCATCGACCCAATAGTCTCCTGGGAAGCGATTTGCCAATGACCCCAGTAGTCATAATACATATGGGTTGGCAACCAGTCTTTTAAATTCTCATTCTGGGACTTAATGATATTTTGAACCGGCAATCCCGAAACATTAATGTTCGCCTTGGTTGCATCCACCGAATAATTACCGGAGTTATCCACTGCTTTAATCCAATAAGTCTGGGTACCTTCTTCAGTAGCTGTGAAAGTTGTTGTATTTTCAATGAATGTTTTAACCAAGACACTCGTTTCCCAGTTCGCTCCGCGCCGTAATTCGTAATTTCGAGTATCTGGTTCGTTATTTGGGGTAATGACCACCTTTAAAATGGCTCCATTTTGAATAATATTAAACTTGGATATGTTAGCCGGCGGCGAATCCTTGCCGGTAATATTATATACGCTGGATACAACACCCAGTGATTCCTGGTTATAAAGTGATAATGTAGTGATTTTGACTTTGATAGTGGTCAAGTTAGGCAATGCCTTAATCTTATACCCACTTTGATAGGCAATTCCGGCCAGCCGCCAAGTTCCGGACTCGGCAATATCATAATAAATATTAAAATACCGGATATATTTATAATCCGGTTCACTGAAATTCACGATAATATCGGAAAGGATGGTTCCGTCCTTTAAACGGTAAGTATCTTCATCCAGCACAATATCTGACACATTCGGAACATCCGCCGAAGATGTAGGTAATGGTAGAACCCTGCCGGGTGATCCAGGGCGGGTCTCCATCTGCAACCAGCGAGTATGCGCCCCTACCACTTTGCCGCTAGCAATAATTTCTGTGGTAAAGTCGCCATTCTGCCAGTTCAGATTATGCCGGATGGATTGGACCGCGTAAAAATCAACCGTGGATGAAACTTTCGGATTTTCCAGGGTCAGGGTTGAGAAGATATCCATTTGCGGGCAATAAGGGATTACGATCCGCACCGTACCGATGATGTCTTTTAAATCATGTAACGCCGCGTTGGCCATGGCCAGGGCTTCATCCGGTGTATCAATGAGTGAAGCATCTTTTTCCTCAATGGTCATTGCCTTGCGTCCGTATTCATTGATCGACGCCTGATCAAAAACATTCACGTTTTCCCGTTTGCCCGTTGCCTTATTGGTATATACGACGGTAATATCGTTACGGATATCTTTGTCGCTAATCTCTAATTCTTCAACATAGATATCATCCATATAGTTAAATATATAATCCACTGTGGTTTTATTCCGGGGCGGTTCTAGCAACGTTAACCGAAATTCCTGCGTAATAGTATTCCATTTATATCCTAACCACCAACCGAACTGTACCACTACTTGCTGAATCGCATCCCATACCGATTGGTACTCTACTTCATAAGGAGTGACCATAAAAGCGGTAGGCACCGGGCAATATAAGGTAACGATACCGCTTCCCAGATTGTGATCTAAAATCTGCTGGATTACGATTTCCGCCGGAACTCCGGAGGTACTGCCGTAAGTCCGGGTGGTTTTGATATAGTTATCTTGAAGCAACTTTGATAAATCCCGGCATTGGCAACTCACCAGGCCGTTATCCGGATCCGGTTTAATACTGTCACCTAAAACACCACGAAATACGGTAAGCCAGTCATTCTCTACCGGGACAACTCCTGGACTGGTTACCGCGCTACGGACGGAAACCTCACGGCCAGGCCAAATCAGTGGCACATATGAATCGTTAAACCGGTTCCATGGAGAATCCCGATCTTGCGGCGCAAAATTACCATCCGTAGAATTTTTTAATGAAAAGCTAAGTTGCCGGGCAACTCCATCGGTCCCGCTGGAACCGGTACCCACGCCTTCAATGCTGCCCAATTCGATGGTCAGGCTTGGAACATATTCTTTTAGTTGAACCCAGGTCATTCCATCGGCCCGCCCGATTTGAAAATCACTGGAAATACTTCTACAGTAAGGAAACATTGTTACACCTCAATTCTGAAACCTCCGCCACGCATTTCTCCATGGTGGCGGAAGCCATTTCATTGCTCGATAACGATCAACTGCAAACTGCGGCCTTGGCTGTCCCAACCACCTTCACCTTGAAAAGGTTCTCGTGAGTCATCGTTCATTTCAATAAATGCTTTAATGCTGTCCATTGCCGGGGTTCCCCCGAATTCATCCAGATAAAAGTCGGTTTCACACCAGAAAATGGAATTTAAGTACTCAATAATCTCATTGTATTTCTCCCTGGAGACAGCCCGGCATTCCAACGTCCAGGTTCGCTTGACCGGATTGGTGGCGTTTCCGATGTCCATCCGGAATTTCCCTCCGGCCGTCCGGGTTTTCTTCCCCAGAATTTCCCGGGAAATCTTTTGGGAAACCACATTGGGTATTTCAATGGTCTGATTTAAATAAGCTGTCGCCATCTTTTAGCACCTGCCTGTCAAGGTTCATTTTCAAAATCATTGTCCGATTTAAACACCGGCCACTCCATAGGAAGCCATTCCTGTGGAGCGTTTGGCTTCATTCACTGTATTTAGAACCATTCTTTTGAAATCATCCACCCCGTAAACGGGTGCATTAAAATTAATCGTAATCCCACCCCCGCTCATTTGGGAAGAGTTCATGATCCACTCGCCCGGCGGATTCTCTGCAACTCTGACAATTCTACCGCCCGGTGAATAGGGGACAAAACCACCGCTTGCAAAGGCTGGAATCCCTTGGGCCAAAGAAAAACGGGCCAGTGCGATTTTAAATCCCTGCGGCACATTCCGTAAAGCCTCGGTCGCTTCCTTGGTTGCCCCGGTCTCCTTGACTTTTGCCTCAGTTGATTCCCATGTTGCATCTTTCATGGCTTGAAGCGCTTTTTCCAATCCACTCTCGTCGATTGTTTCAATATGGACTCCGAGCCAGCCTAATAGCCAGTTTACAGCATTGGCTATCGCGTTGTAAAGTTTAGCAATACCTAATGATACTAAAGCAACCGCAATTCCAAAAATTTTTAATATGGGAAACATCGCTTGAAGAATGGGTTTTAGCACTTGACCTAAAATAACTCCAACAACCATTAAGACTGGGGCCAAAGTGTCATTCAAGATTTGCACAATCGGAAGAACAGGCTCCAATACCTTTCCCAACGTATCCGCAAAAAATTGCAATATTGAATTGGTCATTTCTAACAAGGTTTTAAACGTTTCGGATTCCGTAATTATGCCAATAATGGCACCAATAATTGCCCCCCAAGGCCCGCCAAATTGCCCTCCCATTTCCGCTCCTTGTATGGCACTGTTGAGAACTGGCATTTTTGATGCAAAAGTGTCGATGATTTTTTGTTTCGCCGCTTCTCTAAGTTCTTCCAATTCTTCTGCGGCCTTTTTGGCATTTTCCGCCATTAGTTTAATGGATTCTTCAAAATCTTTATATACTTTAGCGCGAAATTCTTGTTCCGGAGATTGCCCGGGAATTTTCCCTTGATCAATTAACTTCTGATATGCTTCTGCCCGTTTCTGTTGCTTCATTTGTGCGACATAATCTTCCCAAGTGGGAGGATAATCATTGTTTGACTTTGAAGAATTATTATTCTGCTTTGAATTACTAAAATCAGATTTTGAAGTTCCTGTTAATTCATTGAGTTTTTTTTGAGTTTCCGCATGTTTTTTCAATGCATTTTGATATTTTTCTTCAAAATCCGGTGTCCATTCTATTCGAAGATTATTTTGATCTTTATTTATAGCGTTCTCAATTGCAGTAATACCGCGTCCTTGTAATTCTTTGGCAGACTTAATCATCTTTGCGTCGTTGCGCAATTTTTCCATTCTTTTTACTTCTTGATCCCAATATTGTAAAGTATATTGGGCTTCACTGACACTATTAATACTTGCTATATCTCCACCCGCTGCTTTTGCCTGTTTACGAATCTCTCCAATAATATTTACTATACCATAGAGTGCTACCGCTAACGCTCCAATCCCTAGTAACACCGACCCACCGGCTAAAAATGGCGTAAATGTGGGAAATAGATATGACATCGCTTCAGTTAATGTAGCAGCACCACCAATAACACTTTGAAAAGCAAAACCAATTTTCGTTATACCATTAAAGGCCATGATATACCAGCTGGGATCGGTTTGCAAAAGCCCCCCCAAAAGGTCCCCCAACGAAAATTTTGAAGACTCCTCTTTCATCTTTGCAAATATTTGTGTAATCGTATCGGAAATTTTCTCTGCAATTATAATCAATCTATCGGCAAACGCCGCCATCGATGCTTCCATTTGAATCAATGCATTTTGAAATCCAACATCCTTAATGTTCAATTTAACGGTTATTTCCTGACCAACTTCCATTTATACCACCCCATCTTCGGGTATATTTAAGCCCTTTGATTGAGCCAACTTAAGTAGTGTTTCATCTTCATCCTCCACCGGCCTGGACTCAAAATTTCGAGCCCGGCGGTGTTCTTCAATCATCTGTTTCAGATCCGGTAGCTTGCCGCCAAAGCCGCTGGCTGTTACATAACCGCTAATCCAAGCCTGCCAGATCATTAGTTCTTCTTCGCGTTCTTGCAATTTATTTTGATAGTTATCGAACCCCCGTAACTTAGCGCTAAATTCCCCGGGGGTCATCCGTCCAAATTGGTCCGGGGTCAAGTTTAAAACCCCATATGCTACCGGTTCGATTTCTTGAATATACTCTGAAAAGCGGAGGTAGACTTTTATTTTTCCGTCTCCTCCGCCGGAGGGTTTCCCCCGGTGTCACCGATTAAACCGCTTTTGGTAAGCCCCTCAACGATTTTATCCGAAAAAACCGTTAATGCCTGGAACAAGTTGCTTTTTTGATCCACCATATAATTTTGGATCAAGTCGCCAACTTTCTCAACGGTGAGCGTACGATCCTCATGTTTCAATCCGCCCCATAATAAAATCCGGATTGAGTCAAATCCCAGCCGTTCTTGTTGTAATAAGGCTGTTATGCCGGTTTTAGTCTCCCGTTCAATATCAGCAATAGCATTGATGTCATATTTTAAATGCCGCGGCCGGTCAAACAGATTAAAATCAACTGTATTCAACATCACTTAACCCTCCCTGAAATATAACGGTCCCACGCCGGTAAAACTAATCTTTTCTTTGATCAACTCATTGGCCGGAATGGTTACATCACCGGTTTCAATCGTGCCATAACCTTCAAACCGGGTTTTGGCGGTCCCGAAATCAGTATATAACGCTAGCATGACCTCAGTACCGATTTTGCTGAAAAATTCACTGTCCGTTACCCAAAACTTTTCGGCGCTGCCTTTCCAACTCTTATCGCCGATCACGAATTCGCTCCATTCATGGGATTCGAAACAGGTGGTTTCCAAGGTCTTCACCGATGTTTGCACCGACCAGTTAAAGAAACCGGCGGGCTGCGATACGGTCACATACTTGCCGCTTACCGTTACTACATCGCCGGGATCGAGAGCCGTATCAAAGACGATAACGCCGCCCGGATATTCCACGATAAACCCGGTAGTCACTGCGATACTGTTTTTCTTCACCGTCACCGCGGCGGTTTTATCCCAGTACCTTTTGGCGGCATTGGTAATTGCATACCGTTTATAATCCGCACTGGCGGTGGTCGCCTCATCGGTAAATGAAATGGCCGGATCAGCGGTCCGGACTAAAACCGCTCCAATCTTTCCTGACATGCTCATGCACTTGCACCTCCGAAATTGGATTCATAATAAACACTGCTGTAGGGAAAGCTCCATTAAAAGACCCAGGGGCTGTCCCAAAAGGTATCGCCAATGAGAAGATATACAATATATCAACTGTTTGCCCTTGGTTTTAGCCGTATATTGTATATCTTCACGAATTGGAAATACCTTTTAGACAGTCTCCAGATATACAATCCTCATGGATTAGCCGGCGGTATAGGTGAGCGCGCCGGTACCGGTTAACTCAAACTTAATGGAGACTTTATCGGCCACGGGCACGCCCACGTCAAAACTGGTAACCATCACATTTCCGGAGAAGGATGGATTTGCGCCGGAAGTCAGTTGGATTTTGGCGGCGATAGAAGATCCGCCGGCGTTTAGGATCGAGTCCATTAAAGCCCGTTGGCCGTTAGTGTCGTCGGACTTGTAGTTACATGTCGCCGAGATTTTCCAGTTTTTCGTTCCCATGATGTTTTCGGTCCATTCGTTGGAGTCGAAATTGGTGACATCGATGACTTTGGAACCGGCATTCAACGATACATCCGATACTTCCGCCACTTTGTTCGCCCCTAAATACAAACCCGCATTTTTACCCGAAATCGCCATTTGAATTCCTCCTGTTTTTGATATGAATTTATTAAAAACACGTGATCATCCGGTATATAATGGATACACCGTTTTTAATAACGAAAAATAAAATCCAGTTTACGGATATAAATGTTCCCATCCGTTTGATAACTGTCGACCGTACTCACATGAAATACGGATTGCACATCGACCCCGCCGGTGCCGCCCATAATACCCGAGAAGTCCCGGAAGGCCTCTTTCAGTTGGCTGGCGACAGCCACGATGGAGCTATACGTGGCGCCGCAGCAACTAAATTGAAAACGGGACATGGTTGTGCCCGGATCATTACCCAGGCTATGATCATCAAAACCATAAACCAGTTGATAGGTGATGGCCGGCGACGGATCGCTCTCCGGCCGGATCAACGGGTAAATCCGGGTTCCAACCAACGGAACCAAACCGGAATAGGTACTCAAATAGTTATTGATGGCAGTTTCAATCTCCACTCATTGGTCACCTCGCTGAATTTCAATTTTTTCAATTCGTTCTTTCCGGAAGCGAACTTCTTACTTCCAATCCGCCTCGAAAAGTAAATTTCCGACCATTTTTCATCCCGGTTTGAAAGGAAATCCCATCGCGCCACCGGCTTAACCGGATAATACGGCCCGGTTAATGATTCCCGCTTAAAAATCTCGTCCCGGAAGCGAAATTTCCGCTCCGGGACGGAAGAAAAGAAGGTGGATAACTGTCATGGCAATGCCGCGAGAACTCTTTCAACCTTTCGGACAACTTTCCATGGTACAATTGTAACTCGGAATCGACCCGCCAAACTGCAATTTTTTGCACCGAACAAAATATCTTGATAAACCGGCCCGCCTGTTGCCAATCTCCTTTCACCGGCGGGCCAAAGCAATTCCATCAATCATGGCTCTTCTTCATGGCCAGCGAGAAAAAGTAGGCCGCTACGAAAAAACTGATAATCGCCTGCCACCAGCAATCTTTCACCAGAAAGAACGCCAGCAACGTTAAGAAGACGATTCCCAGCGAATTAAAAAGTATTCTCATTCCATATCACTCCTATCGTTCAGTTATACCCGAATGCCATTTTCCCTGAAACTCTTACACGATGAATCCCAGCCGGGCTCCAATCTCCGCCACCACGTCTTTTTTCCAATAATAAAAGGTCCGGAGCGAGATGTTCAATTTCTGGATGATCCCCTGATCCGTCAGTTCGCATTTAAAATACTTCTCTTCGATCAACGCCAGCTTGATCTTGGCGTCGGGGCGGATGGACCGGGCTAATTTATCAAGCACATATTCGATGGCTTCCACATGCCGGACCATCTCGCGTAACTCCAGTCCGCTCAATAGATTTCGTTTATATTCCATGATTCTTTCCGCCTTTTCCGGGGTTGGGTCCGAAAACCGGTGTTGTTTACGGCCATGGAGATATTCCGGTCCGCCCTCTTCCAAAAAATCCTGGCTTTTCGCATTTTTCGACACGGATGGATAAAAGTTATAATTTCCGATTGCTTGAGGGGCCGCCATATCGTCAATCTCTTCCAGAATCGCTTTAAGCTGCTTTTTCATCAGTTTATAAGTATAGAGATCTTGTTCAATTACCTTAAAATTGGCCTGCCGTTTTTGTTTCGGCCACGGATCTTGCGGCTTCATTTTTGATCCCTCTTTCATTTTAGGGTTTTAGTCCATTTTGGCATTCAAAAGATTCTTCACGGCGGCCAGCAACCGGCCAATCTCAAATTGCGGAAACCGCCGCGGAATTTCTTCAGCCCATATGCCAATCTCCAGCTCCGAAACCTCGCGCCTAAAAAGCTGAAGGCATTCATTGGTAAGTAAAAAAACGGTTTCTTGAAATTCCGTATCGGGACTTTGCTCAACTTTACTCATGGTTCCTACCCCTTCATCCGATTTAACTTGATCACGAAAAGCCGGAAAAAATCTTGATATGTGGTGTTCCATTCATGGGCCCGATGGATGATGCCTGTCATTTGGGTCCATTTATCAATAGGCCGGGTTATAACCGCTGGTAAAACGCCATCACTTTGGTAACATGGTTTGCCGCCAATTGCAAGGCTTTGGCAGGGGCCAAATTGGGTCCGGCATTATAATAAGCCAGGGTCAATTCCTTATTGCCACCCGTTTTTTTCGACAGTACGGACATAAAATGAAACCCGGCCGCCATGGTGTCCCGCCAGTCGTAGAAATTCCCCCGGCCATATTGCAAGAAAGTCCGGTAAGTCACCTGCAGCGGTCCCCGCTCACCATACTTCCCCACCGCCATCGGATTGCAGGAACTTTCCTGCATCATGGCCGCCAGAACCAGCTTCATCTCCAGATCGCTATGCCAAACATTCCAAAGAAAATGATAGGCCAGGCTTCGCACCCGTGGCTCCGAAATCTTGCTGGATTTACGAATGTGGCCTTTCACCATCCCGACCTCCCGGATGATCTCATCAATGGCTTCGATTCTTTGATTTAACTTCCGGTTAAGGTTCTCTAAAGTTTCCCGGTTTTGGTATATCTCTTTTTCCAGCGCTTCGAGGCGTTGCGCCTGATCTTTGGGGCCGGTTCCCGCCAAGATGAATTTTCCCATCAAAAATCCCAATTGGAAACCGACAATCCCGATTAAAATCCAAATCAACCGATTATGCTTCACTGTGAACCCGCCTTCCCGTCATTTTTTCATGAATTCCGCCTGGCTGCTTTTTTGTCCGGGCGTTTGACTTCAAGGTTACTGGCCATATAAAACAAAGGTACCACGCAGAAAAACAATACAAATAATACCGCCGCCAAGAATTTTAAATCGGTCATCATCCATAAACACTCCTCATTCAAAAATTAGCCGGTCTTTAAATCCGGAAAACTTCATTCCGCCTTAAGCCGGGGGGCGACTTGACCCCGTAGCTGCAATCAATTCCATAATTTCAATGATTCAAGTGATTCAGTCGCATATTCAATTCCGGTTTCATTCCTCTGATCATGCTTGTCCGCTTTTGAGTATTCAATGTTCATCAAGGGGTTCTATTAACTATGGTTTTATTACCAGGGGAGCTATGGCGGATCAAGCCTGAAGTCGCAGGCCGAATCCCGCAGGGGCTTGATTGGGTCTTGTCTTTTTCCGTTAAACCCACCAACATCGGTGATAGGAATAATTAGACAAACATACGTTCGGTTCTGTTCTCATTATAAAACATATGTTCGTCTTTATCAAGATTCCTATCCCAAAAGCGCATAATCATTGAATAATCCGCCCATTTCACGATATCCAACGATTGTCAGGACTCTTGAAATTCATAATCTTCGCTCCCCGGTTCGTCTCCCGGCGGCTCCCCTTGATAACGCCAGGGAAAAATGATATTTTCGAACAATTCGGATAAACCCGCCTCATATTGTTCCATCATGTTCAACCCCGCTTCGCCACAAACTTTGTTCGGCAATTACATACCAGGGCAAACCCTGATAACCTTGGGGGTGGAATACGGTGGTAAGGATTAATGTCCCGTGAATTTCAAACCAGGGTAATCCGGAATATCTTTCCGGATGGTGCACCGTGGTAAATATTTTGTTGCCCTTAATTGCATAATAAGGAAGGCCGGTAAAGCCATCCGGATGATATACTGTCGGATAAAACATGTTCTGTTTCATCTCATACCGGGGCATTTCTTGAAAACCATCGGGATGATTGATGGTGGTATAAATGTTGGGCATATGATCCCCTTCTTTCAATGAATTGAGACTATAAAAACGCGCCAAAAGAAGAGCGGCGCTTTATCCGAAAAATTTCAATATATCGGCGAACGGGAGCTTAATTTGGATTATCACCATCCTCCAAATGAAGTTGCATCTGGCGGCTGGGAAATCTTTTTTTCAATCCCCGTTCCACGCTGCAGGCGGTTTTATAAATCTCTTGAATTCTGGAGTAAAGATGGTTTAAACATTCATGGGCTTCAGTCTCATTTTCGGGGATGAAAAAACCATAAGGAGCATTCACACTGGAGGCGATCGGCTCCCCGCTCCGGCGCAGCTCTAAGATGGCCTGGCGAATCTCACGGGTGCTCCGCCCGGTGGAACTTCCCAATTTCTTGGCCGTGATCGCATGATTGCGGCCGACACAATGCAATTGCAGAAACATCAATATTTCCTGGTTCACGGGTGTTAACGATTGACTATAGTTGGTTGTGAAAGTGGCATTGTCCATAACAAACCCCTCTTCTTCCGGTGAAATCCGCCGCGCCATTACATAAGTGTAATGGCCGGTCGAAAAAAAAGATCCCCGCGATAATCAAGCTTTGATCATAAATTCCCACAGCTTATTCTCCGGCACGTCCACGGTTTGTTTCCCTCCTTTCATTACATATAATCAATATTACTCTCATGTAATACTATACAATAATTATTACATGCAGTCAATGATTTATTTTGCTTTCATTTTTCCATTGACTATAAACAACGGTTATGGTATATTGAAACAAAGGCGGTCTAAGCGTATATGTTTAGTAAAGAAAAATTTGCATCCCTGGTCAATATGGCCATTGGTGAGCGTTCTCTGAATGAATACGCCCGGCAGACGGGGGTATCGGCGGCCCATATTTCCCGTCTGTCACGGGCTTTATTAGACACCCCGCCCAATCCGCAAACCATCAAAAAATTAGCCGACTTCGCCTCCAATAATGTTTCGTACCATGATCTGATGAGCGCAGCCGGATATTTGGAGCAGTCCAAATCCGGAAATAAAACGGTTCAAAAACCTCCTGATATTGAAATCGTGGCCACCTACCGTACCGATGATTCCTTTGAAGATCTTCCCGAAGAGGCCCAAAAAGAGATCGAAGAGTTTAAAAAATATATTACGCATAAATATAAGAATTGGAAAAAATCCAAAAAATAAAAAAGAGCCTGCTTTTGCAGGTTCTTACATTTTTTAAGCCAATTCGGTGATTTCCGTTATTATCCGATATTCTCTTTTATATTCCGTTACATTAATTTCTAAATAAAATATTTTTTTGACCGAATCATATCATACATGGAAGTTTTTTTCCTGTTCCCAGATTGTAAAACACATGGAGGTTTTTGATATGGCCTATAAATTATTCCAACTGGTGCAAAAAAATGGCGTATTTATTGAGTTTTATGACTTCAAATCTTCAATTGAAGGATTATATATGAAGCTTCCGGATAATCCTCCGATTATCGGTTTATCGAAAAAATTATTCGTGAATTACGCCCATTTTCGAAGTGTTCTGGCCCACGAATTAGGGCATCACTATCTGTCCAACAAAAGCTCTCCCAAAACGTTATTTCACACCTCGGATCAAAATATAACCAAATGCGAGGAGTATAAAGCCTGGAAATGGGCGGCCAGATATCTGATTCCCAAAGATAAGCTGGTCCATGCGATGAATCAGGGCATTTGTGAAACCTGGCGATTGGCAGAATTATTTGAGGTTGATGTGGAAGTCGTTAAAATACGGTTGGATCTTCTGAACAAATAA